GTGTGTTTTTAGCGGCTTCCTTTTGAACACCCCTGCCAGTTTCTGACTCTGCCTTATCCACATCTGCTCCGGTTGTTCCCGTAGGTAGTCCACCTACCGGTTTAACCTTTGTGGCTTTCGGTGGCAGCTTGGTAGTAACTGCTTTCATGAACGCTTCAAACTCTGGAGTATTCGGGTCTAAGAGTAATTGATCAGTCGCAATCTTTTGTGCGGCCAATAGATTCTTAGCGTTCTTTGCTTTCTGTACCATACGCATAGCCTTGTCAACATCACCATCTAAGGCTTTAATGGTATCAGCAAGATCAGCAGCCAGCTTTCGCTCTGGTGACCAACCCTTCCGGGTTTCGGCTACACCGACTCGTCTTTCCTTTGCGGCTTCTGCTTTGACTTTACCAATGTCAGCTTCCTTTTTCCGTTGGGTGACATCTTTAAACTTCCCGGCCATGAATGCTTCCTTTGAGATCATGCCCATGTCGTTACCATCTTTGTCCCACATACGGAACCGAAGATCAGGTCTACCATCCGGGCCTTCAAGATTGGCTGCTTGAACTTCCTCACCCTTCTCATTGGTATAGTAGGTTGACTTTAGAATGCCAAGAGCGTTACGCTTCTGACGGTCTTTCTGATCTTTGATGTAGGCACCAAAATAATTCTCCTGACCCTTCTCACCTTGGAGCGGTGCCATCTTATCAGCGAAGTCCTGAAACATTGCCTCTGAGCTATCAAAGGACGCACTCTTGGTTTGGCCGTCAGCCATTTTGACAGTGTAACTTTTCTGATCCGCATTAAAGATAATGTCAGCACCATCGTTGTGCATTTCATAGCCAGCTTCCATATGCTTTATTGCAGTAGTCATATCAGGTTGCGATCCAGACATAGCGCCCACGGCTCCCTGCCATTCCTTTTGGATGCCTTCATATTGCTGTGAGGCTTGCATCTTGTGCATCTTCATGGACTCCTCTGTCAGCTTGACATCTTGACCCATCTGCTCGACCTGCCAATCACTGAAAGCTCTGGCCTGTCGTGGTGTGAAGTCTTTGAAGGATGGTTTGTACTGGACACCTTGCTCTTGTGCAAGAAGGTTGCCCTGCTCAAAATCATCTTTGTAACCTGTGATCTCAACAGCTTCACGTTTCAGATCAAGTTCTAATTGAGCTTCCTTATTGGATATGCCTTTACCGGCTATGTCGGCCTCATGAGTTTCCTGCGCTCTGGCTTCTTGCGCCTGTGCGACACCGGCCGCTTTGACTTGACCGATTACACTACCAACAGCTTGAATACCCCTCGTCCATTCATCACCAGAATTAGGTCGTCTTTGTTGTACGATTGCTGCCATGTTATATTCTCCTTAAGTTAGCATATAGCCAGCCAGACCTACGACTGCGCCGATTGCGGTTCCCCATCCGGGGTTAATCATTGTTCCTGCTCCAGCACCCGCTGCTGCGGCACCTAATGCACCACCTGCGGTTTTCTTTTCTTCGCCCATTTTAATGACACGATCTTGCTGTGCATAGGACTGTGCTGCTTGACTCAAACCTGTCTGTGCCTTCTCCACAAAGCCGGGAGAGGATTGTCCGATAAATCGTCTTGCCATGTTGTCTCCTTATGCTACCGGTAACCCGGCGGCTACTGCTCTTCGTTGAAAATCCTCAGTCTCTGCTCCCCTGCGGATTTGGGTTTCACCTAATGCAGTTGCTTTTGCCTTTTGCAAACCAACGTCAGCGAACGCTGCAATACCTCTGCCAGAGCCGGGATCAATTCCCATACGAGATAATTGACGTGTTGCTATTTCACCTTCTTTAGCGAAGGCTTGCTGGACACCTGCTCTATGCTCAGAGACTCTGCCTTCAACATCAACACCTTCCAGAGCCGACTTATAAACAGAACTGACAACACCACGTCTCTCTTCCATCTGAGCAAACCGTCCCTTCTCACTTTCAACTTCCAGAGGGATCAATCCTTTTTGGGCTTCCAACTGAGTTGAAATAAGTTCGGCTTCCGAAACCTGAGCTTCGGGATCATAGCCTTCACGCTGTGCCTGTTCGGTGAGTTCACCTTTTTCATCATACGGATTGTAAGAGACACCGTGCTTGAAGTAGTTGAACATTTCGTCTGCAATGTTTTGCTGCTTCTGCGAAATGGCCAGCATACCCGCATTGTATTCCTTATCAACCTCTGGCTCAGCGCCACCTTTACATTCGGCCACGGGGCCGGTGTAATGCGTGAAAACTGTTTCGTCCTCAATGACTGAGCCTTTCTCCATGTCTATGACAATTTTGGTATAGACCTTCATTCGTAATCCTCCATTGTTGTTGAGAGCATCATGCCCTCTACGGGCTTCTGAAGTGACTCACTCCAGATAAGTTTTGGGATGCGACCGACAACGTTTAGGCCAACGTCCATCAGCCAATTGATTGCAATTGAATTACTCGTGGGTAGCATGCCCATGATCATAGCAAATTCTTTGAGGCACATCTTCATTGCTTCCTGACCAATCCTAACGTTGAGATTATGATTGCCCCAAAATTCGGGGAAGCACATGAAATGACAATATGCGTGAGTGGCCTCTATTCGGTTCAGCCAGAAGTACCCTCTGGTTTTACCCGCTAACGTTATAACGAAAAAGAGAACGTTAAACGATGTGACGTGATCCACGAACTCTGCTGCATTACGTATCGAGCCATCGTCAAACATAAGCCGGGTAAGCCCGGCCGTTTCCGTTCGTTGGTAAAGCTCTGTGATGTCACTATCTCGCATTGTGGGTATACCATCAATACGCTGATACAAAGTAAATTGTAATCCTTCCATGTTGCCCCCTCCTAATTTTGGTGGGGAGCCTATCGGCGCAACCCCCACCTGAATTTTATTCTGCTCTAAAAGTTATTCCATCTAAACAAGTTAATGTTGTCGAGCCAGCTACAATGATTACCTGCCCATTCGTATTTACTTCAACGTAGGCCGGGTCAGTTGCGCTGTCCGAAGCTACCACAAACCGTAAGGTTGCGTCCGGTCTGCATCCGGTTGGAAGATCAAAGATGATGCTTGTTGCCCCCGGTGTTCCATCTTTGACTCCACCGGATAGATGAACCATCTCAGCGGAGTCCTTTCGATAAGCAGCACCCTGATAGGGAGTGCCATAATTCTGCCATGAATTTAAAAGGCCGGGATACGTCCATACCGTTCCGTTCATAGCGTATCGGGTGACCATCTTCTCAACCACCTTCTTTAATGAATCCAGAATTGACCACAAGGAGTATTCCGTCTCCTGCGGTACTTCGTAGACTGTCTCAAAGATTGGTTGTGCCATTAGTTAAGTTCCTTCATTGACTGAGCTACGGAAAAACCACGAACTGGAATGTAGCCCTGTAATTGAACCTCTACGTTTCTCCCCTTCTTTGGAGGTAAACGAAATGGTTTATTGGTTGTGATATTCTTTTGCATGACCTGTGTTCCATTCACAAAGTACGTAAATTTAACTATGTTGGAGATTTCCACCAAGTTAAGGTCAATTAGATTACTACCATTAAAACGCATGTGATTGAAGGTCATGTCCTTATTGTCTGGATACGCTGATGGAGTCTGACCGTCACCGTAGTTATATACATCTTCCAAATCACCTGCTGCAAAGAGAGCCGCATTCAGTGTGGCTAAATAGTCATTCTCTTCCATCAGGTCAACCAAATCTGCATACGCTTCGGAGTCTACTTCAACCTGCGCACAAGAAAAGCCCATATCCATTGGTAGGAGAAACCGTTTTGATTTCCATGTATAGTACATGAAGTTAAACAGATCACCTTCCCACTCTTCGATGTGGGTGCCATTTGTAATTGGATTAGTAAAGACTTTAAAGAACGCACCTGAATCCTTAGACCGATAGAAGGTATGGTAAAATTCATTTACACTGGAGAAGGTATCATTCTCTATATCCAGAACAAAGGTTTCATCGGTATTGACTGAGGCAAAGTACTTACCATTAAAATAACCACCATGCAAAGTTGTGGGCGTATACGCAGACCACTCAAGCGGTGTTAGATATTTAAAGGTAAGATTCACAGGGCCGTTATAATTAATCTTGATCAACCCTTCATTAGATGCAAAGAAAACACCATAGACAGTAGACACGACACTTCTCTTTGAGACACAAGGATAGAAGCCGGGCACCCGTTGCTTACGCAGCGTGGCCGGTGTCTCTCCAGTAATGAGATAGGCGACACCCTGCGTTAGAACGACCAGCGTTGTACCAAAACTACCAAGAGCTACAATGTCATAATCAAAAGTCATTGCGTATTCATCTGGCCATGCGTGCGGTAAATACTGCTCTGAGAAATATAAGTTATTCCCTACGAAGCCAGCAAAGATTCCATTGGTTAAACCAATCAATCCTTTAATCCCTGATGGTATTCCTTCATAAAGCTCTGTGGGTAGCACTTCTCCAAGATCAGCATTGTCAACATCATCCGTGAATGTATCGGTTCCAAACGTATGTGTGGAGGCATTAAACTCTCCAACGTATTGAAACTCTGCACCAGACACTGACGAGTTGGTACGGTATATTCGCACTAACGGAATTTCTCCACCTACAGTTGTCCGAAGACCAAAACCTGCGGGTGGCTGCGTGAAGTCTTCAATGATCACGTCACCCGTGTCATAAACTTCAGTTGCAAGGACTGTTTTAATAGGGCCGGTTTCTTCACCATATCGTGAGACATAGGTGTAAACATACGCTCTGTAAATAGCGCCACCATCATGTCCTGAGACAAAGCCCCATGTTTCCGTATCAACCGGAACGGCTGGCCCAATCTTATAGAAGTCTACAGTTTGATCGAACGGTGCGCTGTCAAGGTCGTTTGCGTGCGCACGAGGTTCGGCCTCACCTGTGTAGTAAAGCCTCTCGAAAGCATCAGAGGCAATGGGACTCTCTGCGTAATCCAAATCGTTTACAGAGAATAACCAATTTTCATTTACACCTTCTATATATCTATGGAGAGATTTGTACGCAGCATTCGCAATCGTCTGCTGAATTTCATTTCTGTTCCATGCACGAAGATCACCCTTCTCCACCCGGATATTCTGCGCAATCTGTGCCTGAGTATCCTTAAGTAAATGTGTGGATAACTTGGGTTGCGTACCTTCAAAGTTATTTATGGTTATCTTCAATTTGCAATACCTCTGCATCCTTGATAGTTATTTGAGGAACTTCCATTTGCTGATTAATCATATCAGCTAAAAGAAGTTTGATATTGTTGTTTTGTAAATTCCGATCTTCCTCAGCGGCTTTTTGAAAACCTAAGAGCCGATTGTTTAAATCCATCGTTAATAGAACAGATCGTTTTGGTGCGCAATCATCTATTTGATACGGCTGCGCTCCATCAGATGGTGTCCACGTTGTCTTAAAAAAGTGTGGACAGTTTTCCTTATACTTTTTCCAATACTTGCATCCTGTGTGGCATGTTGGTTGTACGTTCATTAGGTTCCCTCCTAATCTAAAGGTTAATCTTTTGTTCCGATAATACCGATTGCGGCCAGTGGTCGATCTGTGATTGGCTCATTGCTGGAGCCAGTAGCGGCGGTACCATCTGCGTCTGTAGCACCGTGATTATGCGCAGTGTCCGATCCCGCTGAAAGAGCGGTATGTGTATGGTTACCTGTGGTTTCAACGTGACCAGATTTAGTGATGGGATGGGAATCACCCTCACCACCATCAACGGCTGCATCGGTTGATGAACCGGGATTTCCTGTTCGGGTTGACAGATCATGATTATGGCTACCTTGTGAGTCAGTGGTATGCGTATGGCTTGGCATTTCTGCTTCAGTCAAAATGTGATCTTGCGTGGTATGCGTATGGCTTGGGCCAGTATGTGTATGGCCTGTGGGTGTCCATGAGCCAGCCTGAGTTCCACCATTTGCATTGTACGCAGCCGTTCCACCCTTGATGGATAGAAGGGTATCAGCTACCGCACCATCAATTGTCCAACCAGCCGGTGTGGTGTCTTGATAGAAATACATCTTGGTTCCGACCGGAGCATATAACTGAATCTGATGCGAGACAATCTCTGTGATAATATCTTCAATAATCTGAGCGCACGGCCGTAGACTAACAATATCGTTCGCAGAGAAGGCTTGTGCTGCTCCAGTGGAACTGTCTTGGTTACGGACGATTACATCAAACACGTCAGCGGTGCGGGTTGTGACTTTCACGATTTCCCAATTACCATCGGCCTTTTGCAATGTGGCATAGAAGTAATTGGTACCAGCGGTTGAAGGAAACTCAGCACCTTCACCAACTTTTAATGTCAGAGTTAACGCACCGGCTGCTATGCCAGCGTCTAACTGCCCGGTGGCATTATTTGTAACTTGTAAGGCTATGTCGGCCATGATTTATACTCCCCCGGAAAATTCTTTCCATTTGATTGTTTCTTGATGGGTTGAGGTACCACCAGACATTGATGCCCGTTTTGCCTGAGATAAATACTTACGGTATTCTCTTCGGTAGTCACCGGCTGAGGGGCCATCTGTCCATGCCTTGCCCGGCATCTTTAGAATGCGGAATTTAGCACCGGCCACGATAGCCTCTGACCAATCCTCAAATAGATCAGTATCAATCGTTGTAGCGTCTCTCAGGGGCTTTACAGACAGTTTAAAGTAGATCGTACTCATGTCTGAATCCATATCAAAAACTCGTATGGTATGATTGTTTGGAATCCAGAAGAACTTAAACCGATTATCATTTGCAATAACACTACCTGCGCCGGTCGATGTTTGCTCCCAATTGGTTAGGGTGTTGCGCACGTTACGTTTGTAAGGTACGTAGTGTTCTCCATCAATCATCATTTCAAGAAGAACCACTGGCCGCAGATCACGACAAAATTCAGAGATATCAAAGTCAATGCAATTCTGAATATCTGTGTCGATATCACCATCATCAACCTCTAACTCAAACTCCCGCTGTAAGATATTTGTCTTCTTACAGAAGTCCAGAATAACAGTTATCACTTCCCGCTGGACGATTGGGTCAGGGCAAGATAGAACGTCTGGCTTTACCAGATATTTTAATTCGGCTATTTCTGTTGTTCCCATTAACTTATCTCCCTTGTTTTCTTAGGACTATAGATTTCTTCGGTGCCCTCTTTCCGTCCAAGGCTTTCCAAAAAGATATCCATGTGGCCCCGTGTACGTGCCATGCTTTCAATCACATCAGTGTCCTTAGAAAAACATAGAGCAATGCAATAATGCATTAACGCATTTGCATACTCGTCTTCCATCATGATATCATCCCCGATAACCTTTGCAGAGTTATCCGGTAACTTCCCTGTCATGATCTCAAGGTAATTCGTACCCAACGATTGCGGATAAACCCAATAGAGTTTAGGGGCACGCTTCGTATCATATATCACATGCGTAACTACCGCACTTGCCGTGTCTGCCATCCAGCCCGGATTGATTGCGTTCATCAAACTCTTCTCCACAACTTCAACTACATCACCACGAGTGCTACCATCAGTTCCCATGTTGCATAGAACATCAATTAATTGCACTGCCCGTGACGGTAGTGATTGCTGTGAACCTGCTGAAAGTAGAACGGCCTCAACTACAGGATAGGAGTCTGCCTTTAACTTCGCTACTTCAAACTCTCCGTCTTTGACCCAACCCAACATTTCCGCTTCTGTCCATCTGCGAGTTGATTGATCAGAGTCCTCATCCTGTAGTATGATTTCTGCTTTATCAATTATGCTTTGATAAGTCTCAGCCATTTAATCCTCCGATTAGTCAACGTAACTGTAAGGGTAACGTTGGACTTTCCGTGACTTCCATTCGATGCTGCCGTCTATCTGTGTTGCGGGATAGAGACGATCTTCAACGGCATCCTTAATACAAGAGTTGAGAATGTAGTAAGGTACTTCTACCTCAATCTCTTTGGGAATGTAAAAGGCACGTCCATTGTGGCCTACAAAGACATACGGAATGTCTTGCTCTCCGATTGAGTGGAAGATAACCTTTCTAAGATCAATGCCTTTGTCTTTCAACTCCTGCACATGCTCTTTGGTATCCGTCACTTCGCCTTCAACTTCGGCCAGTTTGATTGCATTGATTGCTTCTTTCCGATTGTACGTTTCCAACTTAATGCCAAGGCGCTCTAACTCACCCTGAATTTCGGAGTCTTTCCAACTCCAGATGTTTGCTTTTGTACTCATGATTTATTCTCCTTGTCCTCTGATGGGTAACAGGTTGCCCTCCTATTACAATAACCCCCACTTTAAATAAACGAACTAACCCCCGGCCGGGGGAGGGATTCCCGACCAGAGGCTATGATTAGCAATTACTTAATCGGCTTAAGTAAGAGCGTCATCGTCCGAAATGGCGACCTCAATACGAGTCATCCATGAGTCGTTCAGGATGATCGTAGTTTGCATCGACTTCCAAGATGCGTGATTACGCTGTGCCAGCGGATCGGAATCCGAAGGTTTGGCGTTCACGATCATCGGCGTAATGGCTGCTTTGCCTTTCAGCGGAACCAGACCATAAGCGTCTTTTGCAAAGATGAGAATCGGGTAAACGTCAGCGATTCCACCTGTCTCAAGGACATCGGAACCACCAGCGGCACCACCACCACGCCACGGCTCTACGAGTGTAGAGGCGACAAAGCGGATTTTACCAATCGCACCAATCTCGTTGTCCCACGGTGAAACTGAACCGTAGTCTTTCGGGCTGGTGAAGCCGGTAAGTTTTTCGAGGTTGTAACGCATGTCGGTATGACACACACCCACGAAAGCTGGCAGGATAGCCTCTGTCCCGTAGGACGGAGTCGAACGAACCATACTCATGATCGGCTTTGCAAGCTGCCGCTCAAGTGTACGCTCTGCCCGGCGAAAGTCTGCCAGTGCAACAATGGTGTTAACATCGGTACGTGCTGTACCATTGGCATAGATAACGTTGGTACCGGCTTTAAGAACGTTGAAACGAGCCGACTCCAGAATTATCGGTGCTTGCTCACCAAGGACTTCGATGGCCTCTTGAAGAACGGGGTCTTCGTGAGTGTCCATAACCACGTCAGAAATTTCAACCCGGTCGCCGTACTGCACGAGCGTAGCTGTCAAATCCTGTTTGGAGAGAGCGGTCGCTGACGGCGTTACACCCTCAGTCAGTTGCTTCATGGTCGGATCGAAGTTGTCGGTGGAGAAATACGCTGCCGGGGTAAAAGTCGAAAGGGCTGCGTCTTTCAGGAAGTACCGTCTAAACGATACTGTCTTTGTCGAGTTTTTAGGAAGCGGTTTCGACTGACCAAACTTCTCAAAAACGAGTACTGGCATTCCACGTTTCAGAAGTTCTCTGACAACGTAGGCTGCGGTTCGGGGACTAATGTCTCCATAAATAACTTGGCTCATAATGGTGTCTCCTTAAAAGTTTACTTCTGCTTTTTATCCTCTTTTTCTAACTCGTCCCAAGCTCCATCGAAGTCGTCCTTAGTGATTTTCACAGCACCCTTCTTTGGGCCTCCACTGGAGGCGGGTACTGCTTCTAACGCTGCGGCCTTCTTCTTTGTTTCTTCGGAACTTGCAGAATTGGTTGCGGTTTCTTGGCCTTTACCGGCAGCACGTTTGTAGCTATCAAACATGTCGATAACTTCTTGTGCCGAACCCTTCTTAAGTATTTCGGTAAGTCTTGGCTGCAAATATCCGGGCTGGCGTGTGATCCAAGTATGTAACGCCCCTGAGTCATAAATCTTTTCCCAATCAGGGTGGGCAGCATTAATAGAAGCCATATGAACTCTGTCAGCTTCTGTGTCTGCTGTTTCCTGCGCTTCACTTTGGTTCGTTTCCAGCGTTTCAATTTTGTCGCCAATCTTTTCCTCGAAAATCTTGGTAGCCAACTTCTCTGCTACCTTCTTCATCGGGGCTTCAAGATCAGGGTACTCTTTAAAGAACTTTCCCAATTCGACATCGTCTTCAGTAGGGGAGACATCATCCGATTCCTTCTTATCTTTTCCCTTCGTGTCTTTGAGTTTTTGTTCAGCCTCTACTGCACGCTTATCCGCAGCTTTCAGTCTGCCTTCCCATGATCGCATCTTCTGAGCTTGTGCTTCTTGCTCAGCTTTTAATGCCGTAATCTCTGCATCACGGGGGTCAATGTTTTTATCCTTATCGGCGCTGTCCGGTTTCTTATCGGAGTTAGCCGGGGCAACGTTAAGGATATCGCCATCTGTACCAGACTCAGTGGACTGAGACTCTTTGGCAGCCGCTTCTTTAGCAGCCTGTTCCTTTTCTTCCTTTTCCGTTTTGTCCTTTTCTAACTGAGCTTCTTGATCTTTTTCAATCTGCTCTGGCGTTCGGGTATCATCTGCATCAGCTTTTAACGCTGGTGTCTTTCCTTCCAGTTCATCCCATCCAGCATCAAATTCATCTTGGTTGGGGTCTTCGGGTACAAGAGCTTGGAGTGTCTTAAGCTCTTCGGCTTCCTCAGCCTTTAAGGTTTCGATTGCCTCTAACTCTTCTATCCGTGCTTTTTGTTCTGTTGTAATCATAGCGTCTCCTAACGTATCCCGTATCCCTTGCGGGGCAGGGCATTAATTGACAGGTTCCCTCCTGTCGGGTTATTCTCCAAAGGCACCGTCATATTCAGCGACTGAGAGTTTGGGGCCAATCCCCTTGTGCATCAGTTTAAGTTCTCTGATTGCGCCTTGATTCTTTAGGAACTCGTCAGGTTCCGCTGTGTCATTCTTTTCCCGAAGGTCACTGATCCATGTACCTACGAGTTTTCTGAATGCACGGGCTGCGTCTGTCTGTGCAAACTCCTTGCATTCAGCCATTACTATTTTACGTTGCTGCATAACTCCCTCCTTACTGTGATCCTCCTATTGGTAGACCGTTGTTTGGTTTAATTTCTGTACCACCACCAGAACTCAAATCCTTCTGGTTGCCGGGGCCAGCGTTATTGGTATCTCCCGCTGCGCCCGGATCATTACTCACATGGCCACCAGACTGCGCCTTCAACATAGCCAAGTCCTTCTCAAACTGTGCATCGGCTGCTGCGGCTTCGGCTCTGCTCTTCTCTTCAATCTTGACAGAGTTCGGGTCTTTGATCAAATCCATATCGTCCAGATCAAGAACCTTGGTGTACTCTC